ACCAAGAAGTTGGTAGAACAAAGAAGTACTTAAGGAAGAGAGTTGGTTTTGTACGTTCTTTTAAACAAGTAATCAAGAATCTAAAGGATGAAGCTTGGAGAAAGTTTCATTACATGAAAGCTAACGTTAGAGGGGTAGATTATACCTTGGTATATGACCCCGATAATAAGGAATACCCCTATCTTTTCGTAGAAACCAAGTTCTACTTTAAACAAAAGGCCAAGGTTAAAGAACCAGACCAAAAGTAGTAAATGTAATCACACAAAAGAGGTCAGTATTTATCTGACCTCTTTTCCATTCTATATTATTGCAAGTCGTGGTATTGATAAAAAAGTATTCCTATAGATGAGATAGTAACGGTGACTATGGCTCTATTTTGGTCATTGTTAACGAAACCTTCTCCAATGGGTTGACTACCGTTTACAGAATAAATATGACTAAAGTGAAACTCTAACTCTGAATTATCATTAAATCTGAACCCCGTGGATATGGCCCTCTGTTCATGTTGACCACCATAATCAGGGCTATCTACTATCATAATGCCATCTATCTGTTTATTTTTAACTTGATTGTAGATAGTTATCAGTTCATCGGTAGATAGTACATCGGTCATCCAAGTTCTCGCAGTATTGGATGGTAAGGGTAATTTTGTGAATTTCATATCATCTTCGATTATAGGTACATTACCTTGGTGAAATAAAAGTAAACTCATATCGTATGGTTTATGGATTAAAAGTATATCTTAGAGATATACTTTTACCATTAAACACATACAATACGGCTATGTTAGGATTCCATTCTCAAAACGTACCAATCATAATAGAAGAAGATGATATGAAATTCGCAGAAATCAAACTTGAGAACTACAAAACAACCGGTAAAAGCTGGTCATTCATCGGGTTTGTTACACCAAAGGATGTACTCTCCCAAATTGTAATGGACCTCATCCATGGTAGTATAGATGGTATTAAACTGGTAATGGACCTGACAGCTTTCCAAGGTCCAAGTTCTCCAGAAGGAACCCACATTGTAGGGTTTCCCTATTACCATTTAGACTTTGACAATCAGAAGCTGACTATAAAGGTAAATAACTCCGGTATACAAATGCCAACAGACGACCAATCACAGATAATAAACTACATTACCATATATGCCAATGGAGATTTAGATATCCAGTTATTAAATAGGCAATAATCCTAAGAGGGGCTCACTACCAAAGGTCCCTCTTATTGTGTGTATACCTTGATACCGAAATGATATCTTCAGGTCTATATCCCTTAAATTCATGAATACTATGTTAAAGGTTTTATTTCATATCCTTTTCTCCTTTATAGGATTCACACTTACATTGGGAATAATTGGTGGGGTCCTTTGCTCGTTGCAGAAACATTCTAGTAAATTATTACAAATAATAGGTGAGTTATTCATATTCGGAATAATTTGCATTCTGGTAATCACTCTTACAATAATCATAATTAAACCCTATGCCTAATCATGGAACAGAAAGAGAAGAATAGGATTATCCTGGAATGGATAATCAAAGCTAAGGAGATTTATGTGAATACCATTATTAATTGTGGAATGTGCAAGGCATTCAAATTAGCTGTATTAAGGGATTCAGAATTAGAGAAGTCTTTGATTTGTATCTTACAGGATATGGGACATGAGTCAGAGATACTTGATGGTAAACTATTGTATAATCCTGAATGGCCTTTTATACTTATCCCTGAATTCAACTTTGAGTTCTTAGGTGGAGATAAAACTACTGAGCCTTATAGGGAAGTTCAAAACCATAAGTTGACCCTTCGAGAAATATTTTGGTGGAGTAAGTGGGATAGTGAAGTAAGGGTTAAGGCTTTTGATAGACTTATAGGGATATATAAGGCTAAATCATGAGCCTTATAATAGGAGCCAAAAAATATCCTGGAAAAATTTTATGAAGAGCCCTCGGTAGGGTTCTTCATTTTGTGTAGGGAGAGGGGGGATGTGGTTATGTGCCTATTCGGTAGGTGCCTTTCAGGGAGAGCTTAAGGAGAGGTTTCTTTGGGAGCTGGCAGTAAAAAGGTTTTGGTACCTTAAAGAGTCTTATCACGAGGTCTTCAAAAACATCTGGCAGTAAAAGGGGGCCACGGTGGCCCTATCGCAAAATTAAATTTTATTAAAAATAGGGGACAAATTTGTCCCCTATTCGATTTTATTTACTTGCTTTCTTTTTCATTCATTGCAAGTAAGAAATTTTTGATTGTGTCCCTTTTTTCTGTATTGGCATTTGCATCTACAATACAATTTACATTTATATATACTTGCTTTGCATATTCTTGCCATGCTTTTTTTAGTGCTTTCCTTTTTTCTATATTTTTATTGCTTGCAATAAATTCTGCTATGAACGCATCTAATTTTTTACGCAATTTCATTCGCAGATTCTTTTTTTCTTTGTCGGTTTTGCATTCTGCAAAGATTTCTTTTTTGTAGATGCTTTTTCTTTCGTTGGTCGAAAAAATTTCGTTGCCGATTGCTAAAATTTCATTTGCTTTCATAGTAGTAAAATTTTTAATTGGTTTAACTTTTATTAGTTCTTTTCTGTATTACAAATATACAACAAATATTTTCAATTACAAAATTTTAGACATAAATTTTGATTATATTTTTCTATAATAGAACGGATTAGAATAAATATTGCCTATTAAGGAATTAGGGTGTTATGGTAGGTGGGTTTAATGGTAGGTTGAGTATAAGGTTATTGTTGGTAGGAGGGTTTGTTGGTATAAGGTCTGATTGAAATATGGCCTTAGCTGGTGCCAGTGGGTACCTTAACTCCCTTGCTAAGGCCTTTAATATTCCTTTTCATTTTCGGCCTTGGTCCTTGGGAATCTAGAACTATATAATTTTATAACTAAGTAAACTTATATTCCGTAAGTACTAAGTTTCTATGATATGCCCCTACTTGCAAATGGGAACACTTTATTTTGCATTGCACTTTAGGAAAATTTTGAATACAGGGTTGGGATTGGTGCCAAGAGGTGCCTGCATGGCCTATAATATAAAAGGCCTATAAGCCAAGCCACTAAAAGCGATATAAGGCCTTAACCCTATACATATCTAAAAGGCCCCCTATAAGGTAGGCCTAAGTTTAGGTTTAACCTGGGTTTATTCCAGGTAGGATATATTTAGGAGAATAAGCCCGTCGGCGATATTTGATGAGGTTATTCGGATAGAGCCCAGGTCCGAATTAAGTTCGAAGTTGAGTTTTTCGATTATGGGAGTTTCGAAGTCCCGGTCGGATTCCTGGTAGGAGGTATCCAGGATAAGGGAGGTGATTTCGGCACCGTGGGCAGAATCGAGAGTCCAATTGTGAGAGTGATAGAAGGAGAGTTCCTCGGGTTGAGGGAGAAGGTCGGTGAGGGTTTGAGCAATTTGGGAGATTGCAGGGAGTGCAGAGTTGAGCATGGAGAAGGTTGCAAGTTGGTTTTGCAGTTGGTTCTCAATTTGATTTTTAATTTGATTTACTTTCATAATTGTAAGAATTAAATATTAGTTATTTCTTTTTCTGCATTACAAATATAATCATAATATTTAATATACACAAATTAAATATTAGGGCCTTCAAGTGGGCCTAAGGTTTATGGCCACTATAAGGCACCAGATGGTACCCAGGTTGAATCCATAAAGGCCTTATAAGCTCATAAATAAAAAAGGCCTGGGTTGGCAGGCCTAACAGAAAAGAGTATGAAAGCAAATAGGTGGGCCAACCCCCACCCATACCCTATTTATATTCCGGATAACCTTCCAGGTCCTTATACTCTGTCCGAGCATAGTTATAAAACCCGAGCAGCTGTTCCCTGGTGTTATCCGGGTTCTCGGTATAATCCAAGAGTTCGCATACCCAATAGAATTCATCCCTATATACCTCTATTGCAATAAACCCCGCCAGGTAATCCAACTCGAGACAGTAATCAAGGTCATATCCATTATTTTCCAGGGCCCTGATAATCCAACTGTCAGGATTAACCTTATAAATATAAACCTTAAAAGAGCTTACCGAGTAATTCATAATTTTATCTATTTAATTATTATACTGCATTACAAATATAGATATAATATATTATATATGCAAATAAATATACCTGGCCTTATGAAGGCCCAAGGCCATAATCCCAAAGGCCACTAAAAGCCAATCCTTATATAATATAAAGGCTATATTAAGGTACCCTAACCTACCATAAAAGGCCTTAAAAGGTACCCTAAATGTGCCTTAACTAAGCCTTAACTTGAGAAATCAAATCTCCAATACTCTATTCCTGGCATATCGATTTTAGACACCTGTTCAAAAATCCCCTAAAAGACTCGCATATATATATATATATAATATAGATTGTATTCTTTAAGGATTAGGATTAAGGCCCTTAAAGGCACCTAAGTGTACCAATGAAGTTATTCATCTATTCTCAGATATAGACCTGTAGAGAGGCTATAAGTCTCTTTATCGAAAAGGCCTTAGCTATGGGCCCTAACCTTACCTTAAAAGACTTACGATTATATATAATATAGACTTGATTAGGAGGGGATTTAGGGTACCTTAAAGGCAGCCTTTAGGGCTCTCTTTGGGTCTTAGGGCCCTAAGTCTGGTTAGCTACTACGTATAGTAACAAAGATAGCTCCAGAGCTCTTAGGGTACACAGTAAGGCCCTACCCTTGCCTTAACCAAAATTTTTTCCTCACCCCGATTTTATGGCCCTTGGACTTTTTCGTCGTCCGGACCCGTATTACCGACTGCTTGTTAACTTTTGCCCTATCTGAACACACAAATAAAGGCCTCTAAGATAAAAGCCAACCTTAAAAGCCTTATATGATTGATGATTATAAGTATATGTATTTATATAAGCCCTTATATATGGATGTATATATTGTATTGATATTTGGGATTTTTCTTTGGTTGGGGTTGGTTGGGTATTAGAATCCTGGCTTCAGGTTCAGATGCCTTAATACTTCCCTTAGTTCGGAATCTGTATATTCCTTAGCCTTTTGGATTGGGATGTTGTTATGGTTGGAGGCTATGATGATTGCCCTTTCTTTTGATACCTTGATTGGTTTTTCTTTGTTTCATGGTGATTATTCTTGGGTTGTGGGCATATCTTCTTTTTCTACCCAGATTTTATCTATGGTGGTTCTATGGAACTTGCCTTCGGTATTTAGGATTATGGCCATTTGATAACCTGAACCACAGTGCCAATGTTGGATATATCCCTTGTATACAACATCAGTGTAAAGCCCAGTATCTTCATCCCTTTCTTGACTGGTGTAATGTACTAAAATGTCTTTCATGGCTTTATTTGGATTTAGGGTAGAACTTATTCTTGAGAGCGGTGTAATTCCAGAGGATGGTTTCATATTCATCTTGAGTACACCTTAGGATTCTGGCTCCTTGTTCTATATCGGTCATATTCATGATTCCTGACCTCTGGAGTTTGAGGTAATTGTCGAAGAGTTCTTTAGTGATAGTGTCCATGATTAGTATTTTATTTGGATGATTACCCAAGAAACTATCAGTATTACAGCTACCAGGATTATCCATTCCAGTAATGCTTGCAGTAATAACTTAAGTGTTTTCATATCCAGTTATCTTTAAGTTACTAGATTGGGTAGTAGCAGCGGATAGAAATGATACCTCCGTGATTGCGGATTACTGTTATATCCTCATATTGGAAATAATCCAAGGAAGAAACGTATAGGTCGAATACTGATTCCAGTTCTAAGTTTGTACCACCAAATACTTCCGTACCCGGAGCGGGTGTGAATGTGAAAGTATGATGACCACCATACTGATTGTTTCTGGTCTCTATCTTAGTGAGGAGCATACCATATCTCCGGAGAAATTCCCTGAATGTGCATTGGAAATACATTTCGGGGTCTGTCATGCCTTGTCTTTTGCACCATCCGTGAACTTTCTTCAGGAGGTATAAGTAATTGTCTGGTTGTTTTTTCATGGCCTTAATTTATTTAATTAATTATTATCTTATTTCCTATATACAAATATAGCAAATATTTTGTAATTATGCAAATAAATATTGAAGGCCTTTACCAGCGTTCGTCTTCGATAGTGATGCGAATGTGGACATTTTGTTGAGGATGCTCCTTTAACCATCTCTCAATCTCTCCAGCCCTTTCGAGACTGTCTATATAGTCTGGAGCTATGGCCTTAACCGTTTCGTAGGGCAAGCTCCCATCGGGATTTATCCATGGCTTAGTGGAGGGTTCTTTTACCCGGTTTTTATCCCTAATCACTGCTATCATGACTAAGATAAGGGTAATAGCAACGACTACCAGTATGAATCTTGTCATAGCACTTTCTTCTTGATTTTTCATGAGATTTTATTTTTTGGTTGATCATCCTGTGCTGATATAAATTGGATTTTCGACTTGAATTCATCCAGATGATCCTCTTTGATAAGGGTGAGCATCTTCTTTCCTGTCTGGTGATTGACCATCATTGTGGGAAATACTTTAGACATCTTGGGAAGTCCATCTGGACCGGGTTCTAAGTCTTCTATCAGCATTATTTTTGCTTCCGAGTTTAATGCCAGTATATACGGAACCAATTCAAACATTTTCATAACTTTGATTTTATGATATCTCTGATACCTATTAACTTTAGCTTTTGTTCAGGAGTTAAATCAGAGTCTTTCATTGCTTTATTTACTTCGGCATACAGCTCCTGCATCTTTATCCTGTAGAGAGGTCCTTTGATATGCTTGCATACCCAGTTGTATTCTCTACATATTTTGTTGATTGAACTCATGCTCTGATGGTTATTATTAATCCCAGGTTGCAGCTCCCTACCAGTACTTCATCATCCCCAGTGGAGAGAATCTCCTTTATTTGAGTCATTGCTCCTCGGAAACTCATTTTGACTGCTCCCTCCATTTCATTGAACTTGACCAGGAGTGTATGCTTATATGACTGAGGAATCCGGTCCTGGTCATATTTAATCTCTACTTTATAATCGTAGAGTTCCAACCCCAGTCGGGAATCTAACTCTTCTACCATTCCAAGATAGGTGTCTTGGATTGCTTCCTTGATGCAATCAACCCCTTCCTCATAAATCTTCCCTAACTTGTAGGACTCCTTGAGACCCGTAAGCATAACTTTTTTATAATCTTTCATAATATTAGGGTTTATTTTATTTCTTTATACAAATATAGATATAATATATTATATATGCAAATAAAACTTCCAGGTATCTATGGGTGGGGATAGATTCTAGAAACTTTATCTCCTATTTATGTCTAGTTTTATTAGTAACACAAAAAGACTTCTAGAAAAGAGGTCTTAATGGTCCTTTATTTATTAAGCCTTAGCTGGTATAGGAACCGGTTTGTAATAGATATTTCCTTCTGGTATGATAGGGTGTTTTAACAGGTCATAATCCAGGGCTGAAGTATCGGGGAATTCAATATGGATACGTATACCGGAATATAATTTCCACCCGGGTTTGCCTTCGATATCATTGCTGAATAGGCCTATGATATCTATCTTTACCCTGCTCTCAATTCGTTTTGTACCAAACAGCTTATTAGTAAAGTTGAGTACCACATTCTTGATAGTGGGGTAATACTTCGGATCGTACTCCCGATACATGTTATGGCAGTAAAGTCTGCTTGCCCTTACTAAAAGGTCTATCTTATGATTAACGTGCATAGTTATAAAAGGTTAATATTACATTATTCTGTCGAATACGAAGTATTTCCCGTTCTCCTCGGGAGTATGAGAGGGGAAATGATAAAGCCCTTCACTGAAGTCTCTATTTATGGTAGTTACTGTACGAAGAATTCCCTCTTCATTATCCACCACATCTGATATCATACCCAAGTTTATAAGCTTATCGGTATCGAATGCTCCTAAAAGCATACCAGGACATATATCTTCGGTAACCCCCATTCCAATGTATTTACCATCTTCGCTGATAGTATCTACATATTTACCGTTCTCTATATATTTGAAGAGATTGCACCAACCTGTGATAGTATGTATCTTTATTTTAGTTGCACAGGCTGATGCGGATAGAGTTACTTTGCTATTAGTGCATAACCAACCCTGACGATTTACTTTTTCATCAGTGAAGACAATATCTTCCTGATAAGGAGGATAAGGTAACCCGAATACTTTAATCTTCTTACCCTCATTGATAAGTTGATTGATTTTGGCTACCACTTTGGTCGCAGTTAAAACTTCTTTCATAGTAGGTGTCTGTGTTATAGATTGAACTGAATTTCTGCTTTATATCCTGGCTCTAAACTCCCTGCCGTAAAGGGTATACCCAAATAATGAGGATATGGATTATGCCAGATGTTGTGGTTAGATAGTTGTTCAGAAGCTTCCTTGATATTATCTTCTCCCGAGATATAGAATCTTATCTCTTTCTCATTGGCCGAAACTACTTTGAGAAACCCTTGTACAGTTAATGTAACTGTAACCTCCCGAGCTTTAATTATTAAGTCCATAACCTTTTAATTTTTGTTTATACAAATATAAGAAATTAAATCTAATTTTGCAAATAAAAATCAATGGTTATCTTCGAGTTCTGGGTCTATTTCTTCGTAGTCTATCCCCTCTTCTATTTCTCGTCGGATTTGATGATGGTCTTCTTCAAAGACTTTTAAGGCACCATGGTAGTCTCCTGTTACGCTATCCAATTCGGCCTTCTTGAGAGTTAAGCCCTCTTTATCTCCTCTATTACCCTCTTGTTTTGTTGCAACAACAACTGGTAATTCTTTAAAGTCATACTGATTTTCTACATATTCTATCTCTTTTATACCACCCTTGTCAGCAAGCTCTTTTTGAATCATAGACATGGCTATATCACGGGTTAGTACTGGTTCAGACTCACCCGTATTGTTGAATTGATTGTTCTGTTGGTTGAAGATATTTACGGTACCGCCACCAGACACTGCCCGTACCAAACTCTGAAGAGAGGTTGTAGATTGCTGCTTTAATCCTATGGCTTTATTGACTTCTGCAGTTATAAATGGAGCATATCTTCCACCTTGAGAATCCCGAAGTATTTGTACCTGTTGACTTATTTCCATACGGTCCTCAAGTGCCCAGCCTATGCAAGCCCCCATCAGAGAATCAGCAATTTCATCCATCTTATTACGGTCAAATAGGCCGTTGTCTAGAAACGTTTGTTTCATCTGCATCTGAATAATTGACGGTTCACATTTTAGAAAATCTGAGAGCTCATTTACTGAATAAACCCTTGCCCACAATCTCCCATTGTTTACTATCCAGGTATGGACAATGAACTTGGTCAAATTCTTGAGAGCTTCATCATCTCCAGCATTAGCCTGTATGGCTAATTGGGTTATCCCTAACCCCCTTGGGAATCGTGGAACTATCTTTGATTCTTTCATAATGGTTGATTTTGGTATCTAATAGTTAATCCCCATGAAAATAAATAAAAAGGCCCTATTATGGCAAGGGCCTTTTTGAATTAACTCTTTGATAGTCAGGTTGCTGGATCACTGGAATAGGCTTACCTTCAATTTCGATGAGCTTATTGACAGCTTGAATTCAGTGATATGTTTTTCGAACTTAAGCTGGTTACTCAGTGATAAAAGTCCTAAAAACAGCTGATCTACATGTTTGGGATAGATTAACTCTATAGTAACCGAATTAGGTTTATATTCAAACCCCAAATTTACCTCTTCTTCGCCCTTCTCCTTGTAGGTAGACAGGATATTTTCTTCTACCATAGTAGCCAAGGTTAAAAATGTCCTCATAAAATCTTAGTAACTTTAGAGTCTTGTATTATTAGGATTTACTTCTTTCCCTTTGCTTTAGTAGCCTTTACCTTGCCCTCCTTGGCCAAATTTTGGGCAACTCCGTAGGCAACTACGGCCTCCAATATTGGCCTCATTCTCTTTTCTTTCTCCTTGGCTTCTTTTTGCCTTTCTTCTTCCTCTGCCATAAGTTTAGCTTCTCTTTCCTGGGCCTTTTTACGCCTCTCTTCTATTTCCTCATGAATATTAGGGAATAGGTTTGCCCTGAGAGGTATTACATGAAGGGCAAAGAATGCTGAGAATAATCCATCGGATAAAGGCTCACCTATCTTCTTCTTGGAAATTTGCCAAAACTTATCCTGCTGTTCTTTGATGGCATGCAAGAATTTTTCATAGGTGAATTGCACCTGCATTTTTTTGCATGCCGTAATCATGGCCTCAATTCGGTCCTTAAATTCCTGGCCGAATGCCTCCATAAATTTTTCCCGATTAAAGTTGTAATTGGGTTTATCCAATTTGAACTGTTTTACATACTCTGCAGTTTTCATAGTGTCTCGTTGTTTATGAGTTATTGATTTATTAAGTGTTTTAATGCTGATTCTCTAGTTACCACTTGGAAAAGGTAACCTATATACCTATCTTCCCAATATGATAACCAAACTGGGTTAGGGAACCTAAACTTATTCCTTTCATCTATCGGAATATTTCTGGGCATTCCCGAAATATATAATAAGTGAGGCCCATTAGTATTCTCGATGAATACAGGATGCAACATATTTTCATCTACCTTAAAATATCCTTTTATGGCATAATCAGGGATATACTGATTTGACCTTATTCCGCAATCGAATGCCAAGTCCTCTACCTGATATAATTCGGGATTAATAGGGTATTCTTCTTGGGATCGTACCCCTTCCTGAGATTGAAGGTAATAGGTTATTTTAGACTTATCAAGCGTTACGCTTTTTACTCTTTCGGGAAACATGGTTCTTATCTTTTAAGGGTACATAGTCCTCGATGTCATCCAATCTGTCTGTCACTAAAGCATATACGAATAACTTGGCAGGACGGAAGAAGAATCTCCTTATGTTCTTCTCCGAGATATAGTAATCGTATATTTTGAAGAATTTCTTCTGATACTTATGTTTAAGACTCCGTTGCGTTAGGTATGACTTAATAACTTCTTTGTGTAATTCAAGCAATTCCTTATCTACTTTCTGAATTGCTTTCTCTGGTAAGCCAACAACCATAATCTTTCATATCGTTAAAGGTGATTATACTAAGGGGACAGAGCCTTAGCCCTGTACCCCTCTCCTACTATGAAAGATTAGATTGCAACGGATTCTTTGACGAATTGGTTCTTGTATTCCAGGTATTCTTTCTTGGCCTTCTTGAACTCTTTCGAATCCTGATTCTCGATTCGGAGCATGGCCAGCTCCAGCTGATGAATCTTGTTTCGGACCTGCTGCCGGAACTTCTTCCTGGAAAGAGTGTCCTCGCAGTCGGCGGGGTAGATGTACTTGACCTCCCTTTTTGTTACCACCTCCTCTACGAGGTTAGCTTCTACCTTTTTCTGGGCTTTTGCGACGAGTTTGTCCTTCTTGGATTTCTTCTTTTTCTTTTCTTCGGCTACCTGTGCCGTTGTTTCTTCTTCGCCCTTCTTCAGAGCCTTCTTGGATTTCTCGACCTTCTGGGTCTTCTCTTCGATGAGGTTGTTGATTCCCTCTACCAGGTTGGTCTTTTCAGTTTTCTTAGCCTGATTTTTCTTGTTATTTTTCATGGCTTACAATGTTAAAAGTTTGACATTAAATTAAAAAGTTCTTTTTATTTCTTATTTCCTAATGCAAATATAGAAGAACTTTTCTATATATGCAAATATTTTTATCATTTTCTTTGAGGTTGTGTTCTTGGCTTCTAGTGTGTTAACCTCTTGTGGCTTTTCCCTTTTATTGTTTATGCAAATATAGATATAATATTAATCCCTGCAAATTATTTTTCTTAATTCTTTAGAGGTTCGTTTACGGTATTGGCTAAAGTAATATATGGATATATCTGGTGCCCACTTGTACCCACTACTTTCTTCAATGGCTTTTTCCACTACAGCATCAGTGTCCATAAGCCTATCTTTGATTTCCTCTATAGTTGATACTCTTACAGGCTTCATTTCTCGGATAATTTTTTGAGTATCTTTTTGAACGAAGTCATGTAATGGCAATCCTTAATAGAACATTTGCCATCTGGTGTAAGATTCTCGTTGGCCCCGCATTTAGTCATACCAGTGGCTTTATATGGACAACATTTGCGATGTGCTACACATGCAGCCTTAAACTCTACAGTGCTCATACTCTAAAAATTATTCAAAGTACTCCCTTACTTTGGTTAAACGGCATTTGAATTTGAACGGCATTACATAGTCTCCCCACCACCCAGTTAGAGGTAAAATACACCCGATAATGGCATAGTAGTAGAAAGTTTTTGCAACAAATTGCTGTTTCTCATCGTCCCAAAAAGTATCTACTCTAGCATCTTCATCTGTTGCAGGGTCTACATATACCCAATGATATGACAATCTGATAAATAACCATTGTAGTATCAGAATATTTATCCATCCAAGGATGGTCATGCCCAATACTTTCTTCCATACCCAGCTGTTTGTTTGCTTTACTTCTTTTCCCATAATCCGTATGTTGGTTGAACGTTTTTAAGTCGATGATATATGTCCAGAGTTTTCCATATTGACTCTGCTTGTTTTATTACTACATCCTTTGCCTCTTGATGAGTACTAAAGGTATTCCATAATTCCGGAGTGTAGTTGAGACATTCCATACATTCGGGTTCTCCCTGCACATGTTTTACCCTTATGTAGAAATAAACCTCTCGGTCTATTATGTGACCAATACGTTCTCCCTCGAATAAAATCTGAGCTTTGGATTTGAAGTCGGATACATCTTTACTTCTGGTACCGTGAACGTATTTGTTTACTTTGAATCTTACTATCCCTGCCATATCAATCCATATTTCTTTCAAAGTATTCGTAGAAGTCCGCATCCTCAGTTAACTGGTCCAGTAATTCCTCTACATCCATATCCAAGTGAACTGATGCCCCTGATACTTGTAGAGTTATTCCCGAACTGTAACTACTAGAAGACCCATGGAGTTTTAACTCCTTTGGCCTTTCTCCGGTAGATTCGTCTCTGTAGTGAATTATACCGTTTTTGTAGTCATAGCTTTTCACCTCGGATAAATGCCTTAATTCATCCCAGTTTTTCCAGTGGGGAGTTGCATCTGGGGTAGGTGGAACGGTTTTACCATCCCACAGTATGCAGACTACGCAGAAGGCTGATACTCCTATTACCATCCTCTTTGCAGCTTCCCAAAGGGTCTTGGCCTCATCTGGTTCTCCGTCTGGTGTGTAATATCTTTTCATAGTTTCAAATTGAATATCCAACAAATAAAACCGAATATTAACAATACTATTGAAGCCGTACCATACAATATAAATAGGGGTTTAGCGGCTTCCCACATAGGGTCTCTCTCTTTCATAATCTTTTTCCGGCATACTTATTCCGGATTCTTTTTTCAAATGATTTACCTACTGATTCTCCATTTTGGATATCCTCTTTGAACATCCTGAAGTCGAACTCTGATACCGAGTTGTATTGGTATACCTTTTCTCCTTTGAAGGTAATGGTGATATCTCGGGTTTCATCATCCATTATTACCTTCTCAATTCTCGATGAACTTGTAATATTAAATGTCTCTTTCATCATTACTGTCTTTTAAGCTCAAAAGTGTTAAGTCCCATAGCTACCACATTATTTTCTTTCCTGAGTGCTTGACAGGTGAAGAAAATATCCCAGAGAGTGAAGACAGAATCAGAACTCATTTCCATTAAGTCCTCTTCCATCATATAGAGTGTACTCATTAGGGTGTTAAACCATCTTTGATTTAACCCATTTACCAGCATGTTTTCAATATCTTCATACCTATTGTTGAAGGTATCTCCTTGAACTCTTTGAAAGGCATATATGTATTCTTTTGCCATTGATTCTACTGCTTCTAGAGAAGTACCATAGCATGGAAATATAATTTTCCATCTATCTAAGCTCTTATCCTCTAAAAGGGATTCCAGCGCCTGAATATGCACATCCATAATCTGATTCCAGATTTCCTGGGCAGATAATCGCCTTTGCAACTTCAATTTGATACAGCCTCGGTTAATTTTCATTCTTTTATATTATTTCGTTATGCAAATATAATACTTATTATTATAATATGCAAATTAAATTCAGTGGTGTTGTATGGGTCAGTTCAACAAAGAACCCCGAACCTGATAGAGATTCGGGGGTAAGAGGTTTCATAACTGATTGCCTATCGGGTTAATCCTCCTCTTTCTTTGCCTTCTTTTTCTTCTTCTTGTCCTTGCCTTCTTTCGAAGGTTTGTCGGCCTTTTTCTCCTTGGACTTCTCCTTATTGGAAGGCTCTTCCTTCTTTGCCTTCTCCTTCTTGGGAGCATCCGCCGGAGCACCTGATGCCAACTCTGCAGCATACTTCTTGCCCTCGGCCTCGGCCTTCTCTTTGGACATGGTCTTCAGAAGAGTACGCATCTTCTGACGGTACTTTTTCTTCTGGTCAGAGGTCATCTCCTTGCCATCTACCATTGGGTAGTCGTAGGCATTGGGAGTGCTGGTGACCTTTTCCTTCTTGGGATGAGCCTCGGGCTTCTGGTTTTTCTTTGCCTTCTCTATGGCCTTCTCTTCCGTAGCTGCCCGAGCCTTTTTGTTCCCGAGATTGATGATGTCTATCCAAGCCTGGATTTTCTTTCCATGCTTTTTGTGGCCTGTCCAATCTTTCTTTGGGTCGAGGTCGTTCTCTTCCATGTAGGCCAGCATTTCCTTCTGAGCCCGGCGTGCTTTCTTTGCGGCCAGGTCTTTCTTGCTGATGTCTTTTGCCATTGTTGTTGAGTTGATTAAATAAAAACTGGTTTGAATTACCTTTGCATGTTTATAGTTTGGTCAGGGAGTTTTTGGTCTGTACTTCCTTTATCTCTGAGATGATTATTTCCATCCCCTGAAGATTTGCCATCAACTTAAGGTGGGCAACCGCATCATCCTGAGATATGTTGGTATATACAATCCTGAACCTTTCACCAGAGTCTTTGTTTTCAAAAGTTATGGTTAAGATGTTTCCATTTGCCAAATCTTCTATGCGCTTTGCCAGAGATTTTACCTTACCTATTTTTAGGGTTTTATCCTTGATTAAAGCTTGCCTTTTGCCAGGAGACAGTCCAGGCATAGATAATCTGGTATCTATATCCTGAACCATTTTGGTTAGTTCTTTAATCCGATAGATTAACCCTTTGACGGAGGAGTTAAATTGTCCCATTGAGGTCTTTGAATAGTGGTGTCATTTCCTATTTTCTGAGCATATTTATCAATCAATTCTTCCGTTCTAGAGATAATATACTCTGTCATCATTCTATTTTCTTCAGAGATATCTTTTTCTTCCTCTAGCAACAGCTGATATGATTGCAGCTGGTTACATAATGCCAGGTATATAATGCTGTCATCGTCTTGCATGGCCTTATACAAAAATGGGGAGAACCCCCGGTCGGATTCCGGATGGGCCTCCCCTGCATGACTCAAGTAATGATGTCCGAAATGGTTAGGCAGCGTCGGGCCTATTCCTCATCATCTTCGTCCTCGTCTTCATCCTCGGCATCAGCTGCCTTCCCTTTCTTACCCATGCCGGGCATCTTCGGGACCAGGGTACCGTGCTCTTTCTTGGATTTAACCGATACCCCCGGAATGGTGG